GTCGATGTCCTCTGCGGCCACACCGCAGAAGTCGGAGAATTTGACCACGTCCCCAGCCTCAAGAGCGCTCCCGGTGTTGGAATAAGTGATGCTTTTCTCGGCTTTGTCATGCCATTCGTAGCCGATCTTCACCCATCCGGTAGTTCCGTCGGTTTCCTTGTCGGCCATGGCAACGCCAAGGAACGCCTTGGAAGTGTCGGTGGTGGCCTTCTCCGCCACCGTATCGAAATAGATCAGGTCGCCCTGAGTGAACGCGGCGTTGTTGACCGCGGCGATTTCGTACACTCCGGAGAGGGAGACGGGGCCGGTCGCACCATTGGCGATGTCCACCTGTGCCACACCGCAGAACGTTCCGAGGGAGATGACGTCTCCCACACTCACATCCGCACCGGTGCCGTTTTCCCAGTCCATGACGACGCCGGGGTGCTTGAAGGTTGCAATTTTGCTCATTCTTTCACTCCTCCCTTACTAGCCCTGCGGCCCGGTATTACGGAACAGACCGCGATAGTCGACGGCGGCGGCTGCAGCGTCGATCCTGACCTTCCATTCTGTGCCGTCCACGGTCCACCCGTCCCGGCTTTCGAGATAGGGGCTCTGCACGCCGTTAAGGAAATAAACCCGGACGGTCTTGCCCTTGTCAGCCGCGAGATACCAGGTCGCGTCATCCCCGTCGTCCAGAATGTGGTCGAAAACAGGAGTCAGACCGCCGCCCTGGAACCAGGGGTTGTACAGGTTCGGCTGGTTTTCCACGCCGCCGATGAGCTGTGTGGCGAAAAATTGCCGGACATGCCCCTTCAGCGCCATGGGGGCGAGAAGGAACTTCGGGGTGATGCCAAGCCGTTTCTTTGACCCAATGTCCTTGTGCTGGGACATTTTGAGTTCCCCTTCGTTGAGGGTGTCCACGCTGATAGCCCCCGCCGTCCCGGTGTTCTTGTGCCCGGCGGTGTGGAAAATTTCCTTGTCGTCAGCGAGCTTGGGGTTCGCGTTCAGCAGTTCGTAGGGCAGAGCCGCAATGGTCCGTTTCGCGGCGGCGCCGAGCTCGCGCATGACGTCGGAGAACACGGAGAGATCGTCGTTGATGATGGTCTGCCGGGTGAGGGCGAACATTTCTCCGAACGTCCCGATCTGGACGGTCTCGTGCCCCTCTGCCCGCTCGGTGAATTTGTATTCCTCCCCCTCTTTCAGTGCACGCAGTGTCCCGAACGCGCCGACGCCGATGAGGGTCTGAACTTTGAAATCAGGCACGGAACCGACGCCGCACCACTCCCGCCACGTCTCGGGTGTGTCGTTCCAGCCCTCCAACATGGCCTTGTTCGCGATTGCTCCGCAGATGTACGGGAAATCAGACGTGCTCATGGCCCTGGAGAGCCACGCCATGGGGTCACCGCGCCGGGTGTCTCCTGCCCGGGCAAGGCACCTGTCAGCGATCATCAGGAAGCTCATTCCGGCAAAATCGTTCCGCTCGGCGTTGTCGCTCTTGAGCCCGCAGCGCTTGGAGATGCCGTCCACAACGGCGCTTCGGAATTTGTCGCGCTCATCGGTCTCGATATGCGCGGTCCCGACCTTTGTTGCCTCCTGCTTCTGCGCCAGAGAGTCGAGGATAGCCCCCCGCACCTGCTCCACGGTCTGTCCGCCGTCAATATACGGCGTGGCGTCAATTTCAAACCTCTTGCAGGCCTCCATAATCTCCCGCACGCGCTCCCGCTCGGCACGGGAACCCTCGCTCCTGACCTGGTCAAGGTTAGGAGCTTCCTCGACCATTACCTTTTCTTCCTTCACGGCCATTTGTGTACCCCCTTCGTCATTTTGTGTATCAAGAGAGCGCCCCACGCCGACGGATGAGTCAGCGGGAACGCTTACAATGGAGATTTCGAGCGGCTCCCATTTCGTAGCCGTCTCCCGGGCAAGGCTCCCGTCTGTCGGTTCAGTGATCTGCCACTCGTGGACGAAATAGCCCACAGAGACGCCGCGCATGATGCCCTTCTGGACCTTCTGAAATACGGCGTCGCTGTCCGCGTCGTCATCGAACCGGACCAGGGCGCGGCCTTTGTTCCCGTCCAGCCAGGCCTTTTCAACCGCTCCTACGGGGAGCTTTCTGCTGTCGTGGTTGACCAGGACAACGCCGATTTCCGTGAGCCGCTGAAGGTCAACCGCTTCCGGTTCGTGGGACAAAACCTCTTCGTAGTAGCGGTTATCCCACCAGTCATAGCGCTTGTAGGGCGCGTCGCTGGAAAAAGAGAGCTCCACCGTGCGTTTTTCAACGTCGATGGATCTCTCTATGCTCAATTCACGGAAAAGCGGCTCCTTCCGCCGCTCCTCCGGCTTTTTTGCTGCAGGCATGTCATTCCTCCTTCTCGTCTGCCGATAGTTCCTGCGGCGGCAGTTCCCCAAGCTTCACGCCCAATTCCTCGGCGTATTTCTGTTCCCGTGCCCTCTGGCGCAGGACCTCCTGCCAGTCGAGCCCCTTCGCCCCGCAGATTTCCTCCAGGGTGGAGGCGCCTATTTGCATGGCTTCGCTGGACGCCCGCACTTCCTTCAACGGGTCAACCCACTCCCATCCAGGGCGAATCCACCGGGCCGAAATGTACCGCTCCCGCTTGCCGTGGAAGTCGCTGACCTTCAGGAGCCCGGCGAGCACAATAGATTCCACGAAGGCTTCCCATATCAGGCGGCAAAAATGGTCAACCATGTATTGCTGGAAAATCCCGTAGGTTTTGCGGTCCTCCAGGTGCCCCTGCCGGGCGGATGAGTAATTGACCTGGCTCATATCCCGGGATGTGACCTCGTAACTTTGCCCGGTCCCGGCTCCTACAAGCCGCTGTTGGAGGGCAAGGAATTCCTTGCTGTTGCCGTTTGGGTGGTCAGGCCGCGCTTCAACCGGCGTCTCGCCCTGGGCCAGGTACGCGATCATCCCGGGGGCGATTTCCTGCACCGGTCTCCCGTCGGCGCCCTTGTCCGCTCGTCCGACCATCCCTCCTGGATTGTCCCGGCGTATGAAAATGGCGAAGCAGGCGGCAATCCGCGCCGCCATCAATTCCGCGTCCAAATATTCTTTGGAATCCTTCGCCCGCTGCATGATTGGGGCAAGCTCGCTGACCCCGTGAATCTGGGACGCTCGCTTGCGACTCCAGAGATGGATCACCTCCTGCGCATCGATGCGCACAGAATCACCCGCCTGGTCCATGGGATCAGGACGGAACCAATACCCAACGGGGCGCAGGTACTCGTCAACCTCGATACCGTCGTAGACCTTCCTCCCCGAATACTCGGTGATGGTCTTGTCCAACTGGTCCGGCTCCATCACCTGTAGCCGGAGAGGGAACAGGTTGTTCTTCCCCTTCAGCCAGATTTTCCGGATGAACACCTCGCCGTCCACGATGCGGCGGCGGAGTACAAGGGCTTGCAGCTCGGCGAAAGTAGAAACCCCGGCGATGTCGCAGTGTTCCTGCCGTGTCCATTGTTTCCAGAGCTCTTCTATGGCGTCGTTCTTCTTCTCGTCCTCCTGCCCTCCGGCTTTCAAAACGTGCGCCTGCGGGATGATGCCCTGGTTGCCGATGCTGTTTCGGAGAATAGCTTCGAGCGCTCCGATGATGATGTCAGAGTTCCTTTCGAGGTCCCGCCCCCGGTCAATGAGGAGCTGCCGTTCCGGCTTGTCAATTTCCTCCGGCGCTCTCCCGGTGGCCGGTCTCCATCCTCCATTCGGCCTGTCGATGCTCGCACCGTCGTAGGCCGCAAGGCGTTTGATCCAGTTCCAAAGTTTCTTGATCATCGCCCCGGCCATGTCGCGTAAGCCGTCGTGCCGTAGCTCTCGGACGCAATCTGGCCGCGCAGGTAGTCGATGCGCTTGAGCAGGACGTCCAGCGGCGGCCGCTGCACCAGCCTCCCGCCGATTCGGTATTCCTGCGCTCCGCTCAAAATCGACTGCAAGCACTCCTCGCACTGCTGGAGCTCTTCACGTAACGTCAAATGGCCTTCACCTCCTTTCTGGAGACAATAAAAAAGCCGCCTCCACATGGGAAGCGGCTTGGATTTTTAACGCCCGCCCCTGGGGAGGCGGGCCAGCGGTCCAGGCAGTAGCGACGCCCGGCGGGGTATTTACCTGTGAAGCCAACTCTTGCGGTTCCCGAGCCATGACCCTGTAGGCCGCTCCGGCTCAACCTCTCTGTGTTCCTGAACGTCACTCAAATACCGAACGCCGCAGAGTTCAGCCATGAGGGCGTTGTAAGTGAGACAGTCAAGCAGGTGGTTCGGGGCATGTTGGCTGATTTTGATCCAAACCTCCTTCTCTTTGCCTGTTTTCCTATTCCGTTCGACTGTTTTTTGTTCACTTGTCATATGCGCAGCCCAGTATTCCGGGCAGTTCTTCGGTACGTGCATGGCACCCGGAGAGCCCGGCGTCCTGCGAAGCCGCCCGAATATGTAGTCTTTCCAGTAGTCAGTATCCGTGATCAGGAGCTTCAACCCGGCCCAGCCCTCTTTATCAAGGCTGGAAACGCTGTAAAACCGCCCCCCGAGACTCTGAGAGGCACCTTTTACGGGTTTCGCCACGTCGGAATGAGCGGTACACCATTGATACACCTCGTCCGCACGATAGCCCGAGTCCACGCCGCACAGGCGGACCTGTTTCAACCCGCCTCCCTTCACGGGGTATTGACGATCGACAATAATTTTTTCAAGGTCGGCCCAACTCTCAGCCCTGCCGAAATCGACGATCCACGAGGATGCACCGACGCCCCACGCGACGACTTTCCACCAGAAATGATCGAGCTGTACGTCCACGGCGGCAGTCAGGAAATGCGCCTCCGCCGGGACCTCGCCGAGGTGGTAATTCCCCTCCTGGGCAAGGAGCTCCTGCCCCTTGACCTCCACCCTGGTATCCCGCCACGGTTCGCCGAGCCAACTATTTATGAAGTTTCTCAGCCGGTCAGGGAATTCCTCGGACTGCAGGAATTCCGCCGCCACCTGTCCAAACGAAACGAAGGGGGAGTAGATGGACGACAGGTGAAATGCGACGTGGCGGGGAGGCGTCGCCGTCGCCCGGTCGTCTCTCCACTCCCCTTTTCTGAGCATGTCCAATTTATCGGAGTCGTCTATAAGCCCGCCGCAGTACTGGCACTCGTACCACGAGGACGAGAGAGCCTTTTCCGCCGCGTCATGGAGCTTCAGCGGGTCGCCCTTTGCCTCGCGCTTGGCGGTCCTGACCTCCTCCGGCCATTTAATCTGCGCCAGGATGAGTTTCTGCATCTTCCCGCAGTGAGGGCACGGCACAAAAAAAGAGCGCCTGACATCAGCGCTTTCATATTCTCTCCATATGCGTCCCCGTTCAGTGGTGGGAGTACTAGCCTGTAAAATCTTTCGTGCCCGGAATGTTTTCGTACGCTCCCTGGCCAGGCTAATAGGATCTGCTTCCTCACCCGTAAAGGCAGGGAATTTGTCCACCTCGTCGAGGAACAGATACCTGATTGGCCTCGAGGCGAGGGACGCCGGGCTATTCGCCCCCGAGAGGCACACGTAGGCCCCGGCAAACTGGAGCTCCAGAATCTCCGATTTCTGCCGGTCCCACCGCTCCCGAAGCGCCTGACTGGACTCTATCATGGGCTGTATCCGGTTTTTTGACGTGTACTCGCCCAGATCGAGCGTGGGGTAGACCACCAGGCTTGAGCCGGGGTCTTGGGCGATGCAATACCCGAGGCAGTTGTTCAGCGCCTCGGATTTGCCCACCTGCGTGGCCGTGCAGAGGGTGATGGTTTCCACGTTCGGAGCCGTGAAGGAATCCATGATTTCCCTTAAGTATGGAACAACGTCAGTTCTCCACCTTCCCGGCATTGCGCTTGTTTTTGCGTCCAGTATTCGATTTCTGTCGGCCCACTGGCTTACGAGCAGTTTTTCCGGCGGCATCCACGCCATGATTTCTTTTGGCAGCCGTCTTGGAATCGGGAGTGTATTTTTCGCCCCGCGCATAGTCCGATAACACCTCCCGCACCCGCTCGGCGATGATGGACTCCATTTCCTGCTCCGTCTTTCCGAAGAGCTCCATGGGAAGGACTTTCGCGAAGAGCATGAGCGTGGATTTCGCCTCCAGGGCACGCATGGCCCATGCATCCTCCACGTCCTCTTTCCGGAAATACAGGTCCTCAAGAGCCTCGCGCATGATCTTTTCCCGCTTCGCTCGCTCTTCGCGGAACAAGGTATCCGCCTGGAGCTTCCGGAGCTTGATATCCGTCTCCTCAGGTGTGACCTGCCGGTTTGCGAACCGCGCCCGGTCCCACTGGACCACGGCGGCGAGGTCCCATTTTCCCCTACCAAGGAAGGGACAATCGTCTTTTTTCCAGTCAGAGAGGGTCTGCCGGGATACGCCGAGGATTTCGGACACGTCACCAGTGGAGAAAATGAACTTTGGTTTATACTCGCCCGATTTATCCAACATCCGTCAACCCCCATGTTTACTATTTTTTAGGCAGGTGACCGGCGCGCGTGCGCCGACCCCTGTCTGTAAATTGTGAGACAGTACCTTTTTCTCTCATGACACCCTAAAAATTCCAGACACAGTCACACATTGAAACTTTAATCCCCTTGCCGCCAGCCGTGCCGGATATTCCTCCGGCGGGTTGCAAGTCATTGGAGCAGTTGCATCTGTATGGTATCGCCGCCCGGCGTGGTAGCACGGCGCAGCGCAGGACCAGTCTGGAAAACCTGTTCCGCTTTTCCCTTGCCCTACCACCCTTCCCCGTCGATGCAGATGATGACCGGCTCTGCGCTCTTCGGCTCTGACACAAGCTCCACCTCGTAGGACTCAAGGTATGGATGCAGGGTAAGGCAGTCCCCTTCGGAGAGGGCGGCGAAGTTGATGCCGAGGCTAAT